CGGGAAGAATAAGAAAAACCTTGAAAACATCTGTTTTCAAGGTTTTTCTGGCGCGGAAGGAGAGATTTGAAATATCAAACTAGCGATCAAAATGGTTGAAATCTCTATATTTTTTCTTCCGTGGCAAAAATCGTGGCAAAATCAAGAAAAGAATTCCTTGATCTGCTGGACAGATTCGGAAATATCAGTCTGCGCGACGTGCGTGTAAATTTTCCGCATGGTTCCGTAGTCCGACCAGCCACCAAGCTGCATTGTGACTTTTTCGGATATTCCTAATTTATAGGCAAGTGAGCAGAAAGAGTGCCGCAAGCCGTGTGTTCCAACCTCCGGAAGCTTTGCACGTTTGCAGATTTTATTTGCAGCGGCCCGTATACTGTTTGGATTTGCGACAACTACAAATTCGCTGGTTCTGTCCATGTCAGAAAGCAGTTGCAAAAGACGTGGAATCATGATTGGAATTGTCCGCCTTGACGAGCGGTTTTTGTTTGACGGTTTGTTTACCAGTTTGTTGTTTTCATCGAACAAAGTAGCTCCGCGAACTGTGATGGATTGCTTCTTCAAATCGACGTTTTCCCAACGAAGGCCGAGAATTTCAGACACGCGCAATGAGTGAAGGGCGAGAAGGAACGCCACTTCGTATTTACTCCCTTCCGCTTCTTTTAAGAATACTGGAATCTCTTCCGCAGACAAAAATGCGTGCTCGTCCGATTGTACAGCCGGAAGATACACATCATAGGATAAGTTATAACGTTTCAGCGCCGGCCTTATCAGGGCCCATGTTTCGCGAAGGGTCTTCGGGCTGCACTGTTCTTTATTGATCGCCTGTTGAATTGCTGCGGCAGACAGTTTTGACAGTGGAGTATCCATAATACCTTGAAGATAGCACCGCTGCTTGATCCTGTGCCCACGCACAGAGGCCGGGGACAGCGACCCGCTTTTAAGGGTTAGATACTCATCGATTGCTTTTCGTATTGTGATTTCTGGCTTTTTATCTTCTTCAGCAAGAAGCCCGATTTTGTACTCAAGCGCGGCTTGCTCCGCGTCGCGCTTTGTGTCTGCTGTAAATGATTTTGATTTCCCATTCACCATAACCCGGCAACGGTAGGAACCGGACGGAAGCTTTTCAGCTTCTGGGACTTTGACTTTCTTCATGTTGGTTCTCCTTGCGAATAATACGAATAATTGCAAGACCGGCAGTTACAATCGACGCGACAATCAGGCCGATAAACACCAACACCGCAATAGATAGCTTTCCCTCCTGAATCAGTCCCGCGTTCTTGACTTTTGCGTCGAATACAAGATAAACAGTGATAGACATTGCAAAAAATACACAGAAAAATATGAGGAGATAGCAGAAGGAATGCACGGACTTGATCTGCGCCCGCTGGGCGTTGGTCGTAGCCGTAAGCCGGGCATTTTCAACCTCCAACTTGTGGACTTTGGCTTGCAGATCACTTTGACTTCCGGCTGCATGGTCAAGCCCGCAGAGATCGTCAAGCGACAGTCCGAGCGTATCGGCGATTGCAGCCTCGTTATACAACAGCGGGTTTGCCTGCACACCAGAGTTCACACGGCTTACATTTGAGTATGGGACGCCGGACTTATCCGAAAGCGCACTGATCGTCATTCCGACTTCGTTTCTTCTTCGCTTGACCTTTTCTGAATAGGCTTCAAAAAACGGTGCAAGCTTCTCCATTGATGTCAAAATAAACGCCTCCAACAACAAGATTCCCAAAATAGGTTAAAATTGCAATTTTGAACACACGTTTTCTTGATTTTGAACAGCGATTTGCAATCTGGGGTGTAGACTTTTACAAATATTGTCTGCTACACTGGAAACGTACTCAAGCGGCGCTCCCACTCGCTGCGAGGGAAACCCCGCCGCTTTCCAGCAGGCGGCGGGGCGGATTTACGGATTACAGTTCTTGCACGGAACATACCCCATCGCAACTACGCTGTCGCGCGTACCGGTATAATACCACTTGTTTTTCTCTGCCATTTTGTTTACGCTCTTGCACCATGTATAATGGAATTTGCCGGTATTGGTGTTGATGATGTAATCACAGTTTTCCGATGGTGTGGTGGTGTTAGTAGTTTCGCTTTCTGCAGTAGATGATGTTTCGTATTTCGCATATAGCTCATCCCATAACGGATCCTGCTTTGCGGCGTCGCGGTCAAGCATAACATCGTACTTTATACCATTGACAATTGCTGAAATGCTGTAATCCTCGTTTAGCCACATCAAAAGATCTTCAGTTGGCGAAGCCATGTCCCCCGGACGATTCATTTTGTCTGCCAATATTACGCCTTTTGCAGTGTTAACAATATAAGTGGGGCGTCCTTTTACACGGGACGATGGTTCGATTATTCTTGTCAGCACTGTAGCGACTTCAGCACGGGTAATGGTGGAACCTCCGTCAAATCCAGTACCATTGCTTTTTCCAGTTATAATGCCTGCGTTAAATAGCCGCATCAGGCGATCAGTGAAATCATTTCCAGTTGGTTCAGTTGTGCAAACATCGTTGATAATTTGAAATTCAGACATTGGAATTGATTGCGATACGAGATCAATGAAAAGCTCGCGTGTAGGGCGGTCGCTCCAAAAGTCCGAATCTCCAGAGAATCCGAACGAATCCAGATCATGCGCTGCTGCGTAATTATCATACGCGATAAACCACGGGGAAGATGGCTCAAACGTACCATCTCCGCCATTATAGATATCGTATAGGCGGCTCATAAGTGCTACGGATTCGGCCATCGTTACATATCCATTTGGGTTAAATTTTCCATTCCCCGTGCCATTCATCAGTCCGTACTCGCAGACGGCCTTCACGCTTTCCGCATACCATGCTGTCTTCGGTACATCAGAGAACCAGGTGTATTCCGTCTGTTTCTTGAAGTTCGACAGGCCGGGGCTAGCTGCCTGCATTGGAATTACAAGCGGCAGCAAAAGAACAATCGTTAAAAATAGGCTTATAATCTGCCTTCGTTTCATTGTACAACTTCTCCTGTCCTATAAATTGTACTTATTCAAAATTTCTGTGTAGAAAATTGAATACGGATTTTGTGGAATACTTCCTATTGAAATAAACGAACATACGTTTTAAAATGTACTATAGAAGAAAGGAAAGGAGCCAATCGAATGACACGGGAGGAAGCGCGGAAATACATAGAAAAACTGACCTATGAGGAAAAGAAGAAGCTCAACGATTTGCTAAAAGCCCTTGCACAAAAGCGTCAACCTTCTTCCGCTCCTCCGGCGTTAGAGAAGTAAGCCTTGAAACTAATTCTTCATCCAAAGCCCTTTCGTCCGCATGGACGAGGGGGCTTTTTTCGTCGAACTCAGCGAATGCAGCTTTTATCATATCTATCTTTTCACGCTGTGGCTTTTTCCCGTCTAACCAGCCAGCAATAGTTGTCTGATGTATTCCTGCGCGCTTGGCTATTTCGTAGTTCGTGAAACCGCGCTTTTCCATTTCTTCTTTCAGCCATTGTGCAAATTCCATAAAATACACCTCTAAGAATCGTCTAAAATATACTCTAGAAATAGTCCAAAAAGCGTTGACATTGCTCTAATAATAGTCTATAATTAAATGCGTAAAGAGCGAACAAAACCCTGCCCGCCGTGATAAAACACGCCGGAATGACGGATGTGTGATATTTAATATCTGCAAAATTAGACTATCACGCTTGCTCTAATTTGTCAATAAGTTGGAGGTGAGAACTTGAATCTTTCTGGGACTCTTGCGCGGCTACAGGCTGAACGCCAGGAATCAAATTACAGGCTTGCAAAATTGATTGGTGTCCATCAAAGCACGATCAAAAATTGGAAGAATGGCACAAAACCGCATCCGGAGCACATAAAGCTGCTGGCTGAACATTACGGCGTACCGGAAGAGGAACTGATGAAGGGAGGGGGCGAACATGCCAGCGGTGAAGCTGGGGAGGGATAAAACATCCCTGAATATGCGGCGGCTCATTAAGGGCTATCTGGAAACATCAAATTTTACATATGACGATCTTATGAGGCCCGCCGGGGTTTCCGCGAAATGCACGTTGGTGGAATGGATGAAGGATCCGCAGGGGAAGCAGTTTCGCGGGATGATGGCAATTTGCAAGAAGATCGGGATCCCGCGCGAAGTGTTTCTGAACGCAATCGATTATTAAAGGAAGTATTTGAAGGAGGACAACATGAGAGTAAAACTTACATTTTTGGAGCCGGTTCTTGGCACATGGCCGAGCAACGAGAACATTGCGCGGGACTTTATCGCAAGCAAGGCCCCGGACGCAAGCACGATTGAGGATGAGATCGCAGCGCTCGGCGCGGACGCTGTTGCCGAAAAGGGAAAAACCGTTTTCCCGCGTACCGACGGACAGCCGATTTTGTACGATTATCAGGTCAAAGGTTTTTTCAAAGACGCCTGCGGTATGCTGGCACGCGTGAAATCCAAGAAATCCAGCGCGCTGAAAGCCTATAAGAAGATCATCGACGGCCTGATTTTTGTAGAGCCGCGCATGATTCCCATTGAAATCAACGGTGAGGTCGGCGAATGCCAGAGACCGCTTCGCGCACAGACCGCACAGGGCGAGCGGGTCAGCCTTGCGAACTCCGAGGAGATCCCGGCAGGCAGCTCCATCGAGCTCGATATCGTGATGCTCGACGAAAAGGCACACAAGGAAGCAGTCCTGGAATGGCTGGAGTATGGCCGCCTGCGCGGCATCGGCCAGTGGCGGAACTCCGGCAAGGGCAGATTTACCTACGAGGTTCTGAATGGTTAAGTGCAAGGGTGAGGCCACGCAGGGACTTGCGAGGGAAGCGCGTCGCTGAGAGCAGCGGTGAACGGCAACGGAATTGCTTCGTACCGATGGGCGCAGATGCGCAACGGCAGTGTTTAGCGGTGATAGGCGCAGCAAAGGAAAAGCATAGAAGCGCTCAGGAATACAATGAACGGCAATGGCTTAGCTTAGCACCGCTTAGCAATGGAATGGCATAGCAAGGCAGAGACTAGCAACGCAGAGGCATGGCGAAGCAACGGAACGCGACGCAATGACAGGCAGCGGCATGGCAAATCATCGAAGGCTACGCGCAGCTACGGCACAGCAACGAATGCAATGCAAGGGAGGGGCCAAGCCTAGCAACGCAAAGCTTAGCAGCGGCAACAAATTGCGAAGCAACGAACAGAAATCAAAAAGGAGAGGACAGCATGAGAACAAACCTTGTCGTGGAAACGACCGAGGAGCGCCGGGAGCGGCTGCGAGAGGAATTGGAGGCCCGGAAGGCAACACTGCGAATATTGAAGGGTATGTGCCTTTGGGTGAGCGGCGCGGCGATGATCCTGTCGGCGGTGGCCGGGATGGCGGAAATGACGTATGAATGCGTTTTGACCGGTCTGGTCGCGCTCGTCGCGCTGCTGTACGGGCTGGCATGACGGAAGCGGATCTGCTAAAGAAATGACCTCTGCCGCGCGGCAACGCGACAGAGGCCGAAAGGAAACTTAAGACGCCTTTATTATAGGGCAGAAAGGGAACTATGTCAAGTTTAACGGATTCCCGCGTTCGGCATGGTGCGAAAGCCTGCGTCGACGCGGTACATCGGGCCGACTACCCGAAGTTCAACAAATGCCTGCTTTCTCAGTGCGAAGCGCCGGAGAAATACGGCGTGCAGCTTGTTCCGGAGGCAGCTGCGGCGATCAAGGCGCTGGACGCGCCCAAGAACCGCACAGATCGCCGGAAGAAGACGAACCGGTATTACTTCCGCCTGACGGACGATCAGGCTAAGAAGCTGGACAGGCTTCTGAAAAAGTTGGGCTATTCCACGGTTCAGAGCTTCTGCGAAGCGCTGATCCGCCAGGAGGTGAGCCGGAATGGCATATGACGGCGAAAACCTGTACTTGAGCATTCCGGAGCCGGAGTACGAGCCGGAGTACGAGCCGGACGAGCCGGAGGACGAAGATCGTTATTTGTTCCCGCCGCTGTGGCTGGTGGGAAAGATGAAACAGGAGGTAGAGTAAATGCTCGATACAATCTCCACTGTGAAGATGAGCCGCGAAGAATGGCTGGAGGAACGCAGAAAGTCCATCGGCGGGAGTGATGCGGCGGCTGTTATCGGAATGAGCCGCTTTGCAAGCCCGTACACGGTATGGATGGATAAGACTGGACGTCTCCCGGAAAAGGAAGACACAGAGGCTATGCGCATTGGCAGAGATCTCGAGGAGTATGTTGCGAAGCGTTTTGAGGAAGCGTCCGGGAAAAAGGTGCGGCGCTGCAACTACATTATTCGGAATCCCGCGTATCCGTGGGCGCACGCAGACATTGACCGGCGAATTTCCAGCGAAAATGCAGGGCTGGAATGCAAGACAACCTCGACGCTTGACATTCGGCAGTTCAACGGTGTGGAGTTCCCGGAACGCTACTATGCACAGTGCGTGCACTATCTGGCCGTCACCGGCCTTGACCGTTGGTATTTAGCGGTGCTCGTCTTCGGGCGCGGATTCTTTACATACACGCTCGAGCGCGATGAGGCGGAAATCTCCGCACTAATGGAGGCGGAGAAGCTTTTCTGGCGATGCGTCGAGGAAGACACCCCGCCTGCACCGGACGGCTCGGAGGCGACGACGGACGCGATCAGCACGGTTTATGCCGACAGCAGCGGCGAACAGCTTGATTTGTTCGGACGCGAACAGCTACTGTCTGAGTATATGCAGATCAAACGTCAGGCGGCGGCACTGGCGGAGCGCAGCCGCGAGATTGAAAACACGATCAAGCTCGATATGGGCACGGCAGAGCGGGCCGCCTGCAACGGCTACAACGTTTCCTGGAAGCAGCAAAACCGGCAGACATTCCAGCCCAAAGCCTTTAAAGAGGCATACCCGGATATCGATTTGGCACCGTTTTATAAAACGGTTCAGGCCCGGCCATTTAAAATTACAGAAATGAAACAGGAGGAAGAATCATGAACAAAATCCAGCAGGCAACCGCGCAGACGGCTATGAAGGCACAGAGCGGCGGAAATCCGACAATGCAGCAGTATATCAAGCAGATGGAGGGTGAGATCAAGAAAGCGCTTCCCTCCGTCATGACGCCGGAGCGGTTCACGCGGATCACGCTTTCCGCGCTTTCCACGAATCCGAAACTGGCGCAGTGTACGCCGCAATCTTTCCTCGGCGCGATGATGACCGCCGCGCAGCTTGGCTTGGAGCCGAACACGCCGCTTGGGCAGGCATACTTGATCCCGTATTGGAACGGGAAACAGAACCGTCTGGAATGTCAGTTCCAACTTGGATACAAAGGCATGATCGACCTTGCATACCGCTCCGGAGAGATCCAGACGATCCAGGCACAAGTCGGACACGCAAACGATACGCTGATTGCCGAGTATGGTACAGAATGCAGCCTGAAATTTATCCCGAAGCTGAACGGAGATCGCGGCGACCCGGTGAACGTCTGGGCGATGTTCAAAACAAAGGACGGCGGCTACGGATTCGAGATCATGACGCTGGACGATGTTCGTGCCCATGCGCAGAAGTACAGCAAGGCATACGGCTCCGGCCCGTGGCAGACCAATTTTGAGGAAATGGCGAAGAAGACTGTCCTGAAAAAGGTTCTGAAATACGCGCCGATGAAGTCGGAATTTGTCCGGCAGATCGCGCAGGACGGCACGGTCAAGACGGAAATCAGCGACGATATGTTCAGCGTTCCTACTGTTGTCGCAGATGCGGAAATGGTAGACAATATGCCTGTCGATCAGGCAACCGGCGAGGTCATGGAGGGCACCGCAAATGCTGAATAAAATCGTTTTGATGGGCCGCCTGACCCGTGACCCGGAGCTTCGGCAGACGCAAAGTGGAAATTCTGTTGCATCCTTTACGCTTGCCTGCGACCGCGATTTTGCGGCGCAGGGCGCGGAGAAGGAAACGGACTTCGTGGATATCGTCGCATGGCGCGGCACGGCCGAGTTCGTCAGCAAGTATTTCTCCAAGGGCCGCATGGCCGTCGTTTCTGGCCGTTTGCAGATCCGCAACTGGGAGGATAAAGAAGGGAATAAGCGCAAGACTGCCGAGATCGTCGCAGAAAGCGTTTATTTCGGCGACAGCAAGCGGGACGGGCAGAATGCTTCTGCCGCTGTGCCGGCCTCTTCGGAGTTCAAGCCACTGCCGAGCACAACGCCGGTTCCGTTCTCTTCGCCGGATATGCCGCAGATGGAGAGCGAGAAACCCGACGACCTGCCGTTCTGAGGGCTGAAATATGCCGAACAGAATTATTCGTGAAAGCATCTGCACAAGCGATAGCGTCGACAAACTCTCGTGGTTTGAAGAAGTTTTGTTTTATCGGCTCATTGTAAACTGTGATGATTTCGGACGCTTTGACGGGAGAGCGGCGGTAGTGAAAAACCGCCTCTTCCCGCTGAAAGAAAACCTCACGCTCAAAACTGTAGAAAATGCTCTTCATGGGCTGGCGAGTGCTGGATTGATTGCTCTGTATGTGTTTGAGGGCAAGCGCTTCCTTTACCTACCAACATGGGGCAAGTATCAGACGCAGCGTGCGAAGGTAAGCAAATTCCCGTCGCCTGATGAAGGGAAACAAGCGGATGAAATCATTTGCAAGCAAATGCGTGCAGATGTTCCCGTATTCGAGAATCGAGAATCGAGAATCGAATTCGCTATTCGAGATGCGGAAGATAGCGCGGAGCCGCAAGCGGCATCCACGCCGCCAGCAATCTCTCTGCCGCTGAATGATGGAACGGAATATTCCGTTTCCGTGGAGCAATGCCAGGAATGGGCGGGCTTGTACCCTGCTGTCGACGTGATACAGCAACTGCGGAATATGAGGGGCTGGTTGGACGCAAATCCGGCCAAACGGAAAACAAAGCGTGGGATCAATGCGTTTATCGTCCGCTGGCTGGCGAAAGAACAGGACAAAGGCGGAACAAAGCCTGCACAGTACAGCCGCGCTGCAAAGCCCGGCTACGGCGTGCAGGGGCACCACGACGAACTGAATCCGCTGGAACGTGCGGCTGTGGACAGGGTGATGGGGCCAGTGTCGAAGGGCGCTGCCCGATTGCAGCAAGGCGTGCAGCGCCACGGGGACGAACTTGATGCGTTCCAGCTGGAGGCGGTCGAGCGAATGCTTGCGGAAAACAAGGAGGGATGAAAAGTGAAGGTTCTCGTAGCCTGCGAAGAATCGCAGGAAGTCTGCAAGGCGTTCCGTGCGCTTGGACATGAGGCGTACTCCTGCGATATACAAGAACCGTCCGGCGGACACCCGGAGTGGCACATCCTCGGCGATGCGCTAAAAGCCATCAATGGCGGAATCATTACCACGATGGACGGTGGTAAACATGACGTCGGGAAGTGGGATTTGCTGATCGCACACCCGCCGTGCACATACCTCAGCAATGCAGGCGCGCGGCACTTGTGGAAAGGGCATCAACTGCAAGCGGACAGGGTAATGTTCGGAATAAAGGCACGTGACTTCTTTATGGAGTTTTATCGTGCGAATATACCGCTTGTGGCGGTCGAGAATCCTGTCCCGAGTAAGATTTTTGTAATGCCGGAATACTCGCAAATCATCCAGCCGTATCAATTTGGGCATCCGTACACTAAAAAAACATGCCTTTGGCTGAGAAATCTTCCACCATTAGAGCCTACAAATGTTGTTGAGCCAGTCGCTACATGGTGCCCAAGCGGAAGCTATAGCCATAAGCATGGCGAGCAACACAAAGGTATGTTTACGACCGACCGTGCTAAGAACCGAGCAAAGACATTCCCAGGAATCGCAAAGGCGATGGCGGAACAGTGGGGAGGAATGGAGGATATATGACAGACAAAGAAATCGTGCAGGTGCTGCGGTGCTGTAGACTTGGAAGCCCATGTACAAGCTGCCTAGCAGCGGGGACGGGGAGAACAGTCTGTATTGATGAGGTACATGTGGCCGCAGTTGCCGCCATCGAGCGCCTGACCGCCGAGAACGCGGCGCTGCGGGAGAAGGTGCCGCAGTGGATCAGCGTGGAGGAACAGAGGCCGGAGCCGGGGAAACGCGTCCTTGCTACGGACGGCGTATTTGTCGGCGAGGCGTACCGCACAAGCGCGGATACATGGAGAAGATATGACGGAATAGCTATGCGGGACTGCCTTGGCAGTATAGTCACCCACTGGATGCCGCTGCCGAGCGCGCCGAAGTTTGCAGATATATTACGAGGAGCGCCGGAAGAGCCGGAGGAAGGAGACAAGCATGAGGAAAGCTGTTTTGATCAGCATTCGCCCGGAGTGGTGTGAGAAGATCATGACCGGGCAGAAGACCATTGAAGTGCGCAAGACGCGCCCGAAGATGGATACGCCGTTTAAGTGCTACATCTACAAATGCGGAAACGGCAAAGTCATCGGGGAATTTCTGTGCGATCAGATCATCAACATTAACGGCGCGGGAAGGATCCCGTCGGATGCTGCGCGGCCAACCTGCCTAGAGCCTGCGGAGCTGCACCAGTATCTCGGAGCTGCCACCGGCTTCGGCTGGCACATATCCAACCTCAGGATTTACGACACTCCGCGCGAACTGCGGGAATTTTACGCTGTGCCAAATGAGGTAGAGGTAGCGCTCAAGGCAAAACCCAAGCCGATCACCCGCCCGCCGCAGAGCTGGCGGTATGTGGAGGAAGAGACATGGAACGACTGACGAAGCGAGACACCGATGGACAGGAAATGATGGACTGCGAGAAGTGCAAAGCGGATTGGACGGGTAAGCATGGTAAGCCGATGGCTGACTGCACTGCGCTATATTGCCGCAATCGTTTGTTAGACCGGCTGGTGGCCTACGAGGACATTGCCGAGTTGTGCGGCGGGTTTGACCGCCTCCGCGAGCTTGCCGAGGCCGACAAGGACGGGCGCGTGGTTGTGCTGCCGTGCAAGGTGGGCGATAAATTATACAGAGTGTTTGCCGGAGAAATCTTCGAGCACCGAGTCGGGAGCATGAAATACTTCGCAATACAGGGACGGTGGGACATTGAAACGTACCCGTTCTGCCCATGCGTGGAAAGTTCTATAGGAAAAACCGTATTTTTAACCCACGAAGAAGCGGCGCGGGCACTGCAGGAAATGGAGGGCAAGAAGGATGGCGTATAACGTTTATTTTTCTTGCGATACGTGCGGAGCCACATATAACTGGGTAAACCACACGGTTTCACAATCTACTGCCGCGAGGATTGCGAGAAGCGATGGGTGGCGCGTTGGGAAACGTGGATGGTTTTGCCCGGAGTGTCGGAAGAGGAGGATGAAGAGAGAAAATGCCTGAGGAATACATCAGCCGCGAGGCGGCGCTGAAAGACTTTGAATCCTGCAACGCGGAAAATCCGAACTGGACACCTCAGCGGGTGAAAACGCTCCTGCTGCGCCAGCCCGCCGCCGACGTTGCGGAGGTGGCGTATGGGCAGTGGGAAGGTGAGGGCGACGGATATGCAGACGGCGAGATTGTGCTTGATGTGTGGCATTGCTCTCAATGCGGATACTGCATCGACGACGGCACGGATAACCCGGATTGCCTGCCGAAATACTGCCCAGGCTGCGGGGCGAAGATGGATGGTGCAGCCGAATGAGCGGACTGCGGTTTGCTCGTGGGAGCGCGAAAGGAGGAAAACTGATGCAGGATTGCTGTTTGACATGCAAGAATCTGGAATACAGAAAGAACTACGTTTATCCGTACCGGTGCTTGCTGAATAAGGCAGAACGGTTCTCAGAGGAAGAAATGGAACGGAGATTCTTTTCCGGAGAGGAATGCAAAGACTTTGAACAAAGGTGGTGGCCCGATGGGAACGATTCTAGCGATTGACCCCGGCAATACCAAATCTGGATATGTCATCGTTGAGCACGACGGCGAAGAAATTCGCCGCGTGCTGGAGGCCGGGAAGAAAGGTAACAATGAGCTACTGCCGATGCTTGAGCGGAAGCTTTACGGGAACGGCCATGACGTGGCAATCGAGATGATCGCGGGTATGGGAATGACGGTAGGCCAAGAGGTTTTTGATACCTGCGTCTGGATCGGGCGGTTCTGGCAAACCGTGTTGTGGCAGACTGGATATGGGCCGACGCGGATATTTCGCCGGGAAGAAAAGCTGGATCTGTGCGGTTCGCTATCTGCCAAAGATGCAAACATCCGGCAGGCCCTCGTCGACCGCTACGCGCCCGGTCAGCCGAATTTCGGAAAGGGCACGAAGAAAGACCCCGGCTTCTTCTACGGCTTCTCTGCGGATATGTGGGCGGCGATGGCTGTCGCCGTGACGTATTTCGATAAGTACATCAAGGGGGTAAAGCTATGAATTTTGCTGATGTTTTTGATTTTGACGACGATGAATATTTTGAATGTTCCGAATTTGACAGGCAAATCGATGAATTTAAACAGGCTCTGATTGTGAATGCACGCGAGGAAATCAAAGACAAAATCGTGGCGCTGGAAGAAGAAGTAAAGAGCCTGCGGATGTTCAGAGACGACAGAAAGATGTATCTGGAAAAGCTGGCGGCGGCAGAGAGAAGGGCAGTGCTGGCGGAAACGGAGGCGCAAAAGAAATACAAAGATGCGCGGTTGAAAGAGCTGCTTGGCGATAATCTGGTAACGACGTGGGAAGCAAAAGGTGAGTGGGTGCAAGGCCCGAAATGCGATCTATGTGATGAGAAAAGGTTACGCCATTTCATCACACCTTGCGGGCGGAAAATGACAGAATCTTGCACATGCGCAAAGAGCACACTGGTATACAAGCCGCGGGAATTGATGCTGTACAGAATTCATGAATGGAGGGGAGGAATGGAACTATTTTACGATTCTGTAAAATGCAAAACGGAGAATGAATCTGATTACAGGCCTAGAGCCGTTGCAAGAAGCGGCTGTGACTTTGAAAAAATCAACCCGTATGATTCGTCGTTTGAAAGTGAGGAGCTTTGCGAGGAATATTGTGACTGGAAAAACAAGAAGGAGAGCTGTAAGTGAAAAGATTCGTTGAAATGCTGCTTTTATTTGCGGCTGCCGTGTTTGTTTTGCTTTTGATAAGAGAAGCGATTCTCAATTCGGATCTGCCGGATTATATTAAGTTTTGCACGCTGACGGACTGGGAGAAGGTAAAATGGATTTCCGGGTGGAGGCCATGAGCAAAACGCAGCGAAAGCCACCAAGACCGCCGATGCAGCTGATGTGCGATGCCTGCGGGAAAACGTTTATGCGCGCACCGTCGAAGTACAAGGCAAAATACAATTTTTGCAGCGAGGCGTGCGCATGGACGGCACATAGGGAAGCTGTGATGGGCCGGGCGGAGCGCGTGCGGATCCTGATTACACGATCAATCCCGGTATACCCGGAAATGCGGCCCGTTCGCGGGCGGATATATCCTGCCGAAAAATACAAATACAGGACAAATCGGACGGGCTATGTCGTCGAGGTGGGCGGCAAGCGGGTATGTGTGAGGGTGGACGAATGCAGGGAAATCTAGGGCTCACACCGGTGCAGGCCCCGTGCAAGGGCTGTGCGGACAGACACACCGGCTGTCACACGGACTGCACCCGATACATAGCATTCCGCCGGGAGGCGGACAGATACAAGCAGGAGCGGCTAAAAGACATGACGCGGTGCGCGTCCACGCGGGGCTGCATGCGGACGCTGCGGGACGCAAACCGCGCAAGACGTGAAGGGAGGCAACATTATTGATGGATAAATATTGGGGCAAAGCGAAGGATGGGCGGTATATTTGCCCCGTGTGTAATGAGAAGTTTGACGAGGATCTGCTTTCAACTGGTAAATGCCCGAATTGTGGATTCCACGAGCAAGGCGGCCTAAAGCCCAAAATCAAGGGGGCAAAGTACGACGAGGGCAAGCCGAGGCCGTCGCTCGTGCCGGTGGAGGCGATTGAGGCGATCATGCAGGTGCGGGAGTTTGGCAAGGCAAAATACGCCGACGCGGAGGACTGGCGCAAGGTACCGCGTGAGAAGTGGCTGGACGCCCTTCTACGCCACGTTCTGCATATCTGGGATAATCCACTTGCTATCGACGACGATAGCGGCCTGCCGTCAATGTGGCACGTTATAACTAACGCTGCGTTTCTGTGCGCGGCGTACAAAAAGGAGCTGCAAGCGGCAATTATACAGAAAGCCGTTGAAGACGACCTGAAAGAGTGGTCGGATGAGCCGGAGCTATGCTGCACGGAGATCTATTGCGATAGCTTTACGCAGAACTGCCAAAACCACTGCTTAAAGCACTTGGACGTCAGGGAATGCAAGGAGGTGCAACAATGCGGGGACGCGAGCGGACGCGGCAACGGCTGAGGGCCGAGCTGCACCGACGCAATATCAGGATCAATCAACTGCCGGAGTACATACCGTACTCCGGCAAGACGTGTTACAAATACCTGTCAGGCAAAGGCGAAATCTCCAAAGAGTTTGTGGACGCTGTGCAGCTGCTGCTTGACAACTGGGACAATAAGCGAAGCGCCCGGCCTTGATTGGCTGGGCGCTTTCGTTTATTCTCCGCGCATGATGGCTTTGATGGCTTCCGACTGGCTGCGGCCGTTGACAATATGGCGGTCGATAGCATCGATCAATACTGCGTCTTCTGGGTTATCCATTCGGAGCGTAAGCGTAAACTTGCGGTAAGTCTTCGCATTATAGCGCATTTTTACTTCACTACTGGTATGCGTCTTTCGCTTCGGCTTCTGTCCTTCTGGCATGGTGGCTCCTCCTGTCAGCGTTCCCACGCGGATTTTGCAATGTCCTTGACGGCAATAATACCGGGATGGGCTTTCCGCTCTGCCTCATAAGCTGCAAACGCGGCGTATCGCTCCGCGCCTGGGTAGGTGGTGCGCTGTACTTCTTCCGGCTTGATTGTAGCATCTTCAAAAACCTTCGTCAACGTCAAATCGTAATATACGCGGTTTTCGGTGTAGCTGCGGCGGCGCGCCAGTTTCAATTCGTAATGCCACGGCGCGACGCTCAAAAGCTGCACGCGTGCATAAAGCTGCGCCTGGTATTCCTGCATCTGCCTGATGGTCTCTTGCGCCTCTGCAATGTACCGGGACGCATACGCGCCCCAGTGCTTGCAATCGCTGATGGTGTTGATCGTGTCCGGCTGCTTCAAAAGCAGGTTGCGACGCTCTTCGTAAAAGCCCCTTGTGTATTCCATGGTAAAACTCCTGCCCTCGTAACCTCCGGGGCGGGCGCTCGTTTAGATGTCGTATGCTTCCGCCTTTTCGGCTTCGCTGCCGGCCTGCCAGGAATGATGTTTTTCAGGGTGGGAGCAAAGCCAAAGTTTTTTTATGGGTTGATTAGTGGGTCGGGCATTGGAATAGGACGCAAAGATCGGCTCTGCTGGCAATCTCGTTGATGCGCTTGGCGGTTGTGCTGCCGAGGGAAAACACGGCGATAAAGTTCACGTGGCAGTCGTCCGGGGTGAAGATCGGCTTGCACTCAACGCCCAGGGCGCGAAGATGGGTTGTGACGTTGGCGGCATCTGTGACCTCATGCAGCGCGTCGGCGTAGCACTCGCGGTAAAGTCCCACGCCGTATTTGTTGCGGATGGCGTCGAGCTGGTCCACGTCGAAAAGCTCGGTGAATGGCTCGTATTTGTGCGGGGTGGACAGGTGCGCGGCGATGATCTCGTTTCTGCAGGGCCAATATCCGGCGGCTTTCATGTTGTGTTCCTCCTGTGATGCGGGGCGGATTAAACCGCCACCGCTGTTTCGGACATCTGGACGTTGTAAGAGCCGTACTTCCGGCGGATATCGCCCATCGAATAATTACCGCGCCGCCACTTCCGGCCTGCTTCCTCGTGGTGCCAGCTCCAGAGCATCTTGTTCTTGCTCCACTTGCAGCCGAGGGCCTTTAGCGCCTCTTTGTGTTCGCGGGTGTTGCCGCCGATCCAGAGCCAAGAGCCGCAGATCTCAATGTTGAGGCCGGAGAGCTTCAGAAGTTCGACAACGACGCGGCGGAACTCTTCCGGGGTTTCGGTGGTCTGGTGGTACTCGTCGGCGCTTGCGTTGTGCGCGGCTTTCAGCGTCTCAAACACGCGGTCGTGCTCGGCGTTGATGGCCTGCATCGTGGCAACGTCGCCGCCAATATCCGGGTGATGGATCGCGGCCAGTTTGCGGTAAGCAATACGGAGTTCGTCAAGGGTCTTGCAATCTGCGAAATACTGTGTCATAATAAATACGTCCTTTCTTAAATCGTGACTGGTTTTTGTTTGGGCTCGCCGCTTCGGTGTTCCAGCACCGGGGCGGCTTCTTTGTTTCTGTGGCCTCATCATAGCGCATACACCGGAGTATGTCAAGAGGTTTTTGCAAAAAATTTTCTTTACCCCGTGTCAATAGCTTTATTTACCCATTTTAAAATGGGCTCAAACCATTGCGCCGCAAGGCTTCGGGCCTGTTTCGCCTGTGGTCAAATTCTTTACCATGGTTCATTTTTGCTGTTATGCTTGCGCTAGCAGCGCAGCTGCAAGCCAGCTTGCAAGCGTGCGCAGGCGACGCGCAAGCGCAATTTTAACGCTCTTGGAGGTGGCACCGTGGCGAAGGGCGAGCGGGGAAAGCGGATCAATATTGAGCAGAAAGCCGCCGTCATTGCCGAGTATGCCAGCAGCGGCACGATCACAGATGCTGCAAAAGCAGGCGGCGTGTCTTGGGAAACGGCGCGGAAGCTCATTAACAACAATATGGACGTTGCCGAAGCGGTAAAAAAGACCGCCGAGGAGCGCATGAAAGAGTTCGCAGACAGCCGCCTTGACAAGGTGCAGACTGCCATTGATGTTGTATTGGACGATCTCCCGGACAAACTGCAAAAGAGTAACGCGCTCCAAGCTGCGACGGTTCTTGGAATTCTGATGGACAAATTCGGAGGCCAGAAGGACTTCAACGGGAACGCTGTACAGGTAAATGTAACATTTGGAAATAAGGCCGGAGACATGGACGCTTTCAAGTGAACGCCACCAAACATCCATTTTGTTGCGTTCACTTTTGTCAAAATGTTCTGAAAACATATTGTTTTTGTGAGATATCAGAACAATATACAGATATACATGCATAGTGCGAATATTATGCAGTGCATAAGCGGGCCGATGGAGTGTATAAAACTCCATTCAATATCAATACGGCTGCGCGTGCCTGGGCTGTGCGCGTGCGTCAGAGGCCCGGCCCGCGGGCCATTAAGGCCCCGCGCCGCGCGTGTGCGCAGGCCGGAGCGCCTGCCCCTCCGCCAAATCAAGAGGGCATAGGGGAGGGTGGCGGAAAAACACCCCGGGGGTTTCAATCCTATGTATATATTATATCCCATCCACATGTAATCCCCACCCCAAAGGGGCCCTACAAAACAGGCGGCCCCCTTCTGAAAGCCGCCTCTGTAAAATTTCAAAAATCAGGCAAAAAAGGCCGTGCTGTGTTGGTCTTGCCTGTCAACGGCAGACGGGCAATCCTCCTCCATTACTCTTTTTCCTCTTGTGCTGCCGGGTGCCAGGAACACCCGGCAGGCAAGACGAGCACAGCACAGAGGTACTGCATGGGCAAGCAATCGTACAAGCGAACAGCGCCGGGCGAGACTGTAAAGATCGACCTTGGCAAGCCGAACAGCGAACCGCAGCGGCAGTTCTTTGCCTCGACGGTGAAGTACACCTGTTACGGCGGCGCGCGAGGCGGCGGGAAAAGCTGGTGTACGCAGAGAAAACCGGTCGGGGCTTGTCTGTACTATCCGGGGCTGAAGATCCTGATCCTCAGACGGCGGTACGAAGACCTTGAGAACAGCGTGATCGATCCGATTGTCAAGCTGGTTCCGGAGAGCGTCGCCGTGTATAACGTGCAGAAGCATCTTCTGTCGTTCAAAAACGGCTCGACGATCAAGTTCGGCAATATGGACGGATTCGGCTCTGCGGTTGCCGGTAAATATCAGGGTCAGGAATACGACTGGATTTTCATAGAAGAAGCGACGCAGTTCACGGAACAGGAGTTCCGCGGAATCGCGGCCTGCTGCCGAGGTGCGACGCCGTTCCCGAAGCGGATGTATTTGACGTGCAACCCAGGCGGCATCGGGCACCAGTGGGTAAAGCGTCTGTTTGTCAAGCGGGACTTTCTGCCGAACGAGAACCCGGACGACTATCTTTTCATCAAAGCGACGGTCGAAGACAACGTGGATCTGCTGGAAGGTTCTCCGGATTACGTCAATGCGCTTGACCTTCTGCCGGAGGATGTGCGCAGGGCGCACCGGTTCGGCGATTGGGATGCGTTGTCCGGCGGATTCTTCCCGGAGTTCCGGCGCGGGGTGCATACCTTCCCAGAGGATTTTCCGATTGACCCGCGCTGGGCGAAGTACCGGGCGTTCGACTACGGCCTCGACATGTTTGCATGCCTTTGGGTAGCGGTCGACTTCTCGGGGCGCTGCTATGTGTACCGGCAGTACAACGAATCCAAGCTCATTGTCTCCGAGGCGTCGAGCGCGGCAATTTCTCTGACGCCTGCGCGGGAGCGTATCGAGTATACGATTGCCCCGCCGGATATGTGGTCGACGCAGAAGGATACCGGCAAGACAATGGCGCAGATCTTCGGCGAATGCGGCCTGCCTGTTTTGAAAGCAGCGAACAACCGTGTGCAGGGCTTTATGGCCGTAAAGGAAATGTTAAAGTCGCTGCCGGACGGGAAGCCGGGGCTTCTGATCTGTGAGAGCTGCAAGAGCCTGATAGACGATTTGCAGGCCATCCAGCACGACGAAAAGAATCCGAACGACTGCGCCAAGCAGCCGCACGAGCTGACGCACGACGTAGACGCACTGCGCTATTTCTGCGTGATGCGGACACTGAAACCGGAAAATCCGGTCGAGGTTGACGACTACGAGGAAGACCAGCTGGACGATTACGACGAGTACATGACCGGAGGTGCGCCAAGCGCTTCTTATATCGGCTACTGAATACATAAAGGGGTTTAGGTATGAATACGACAACGGCGGCATGGGTATTTGCCCGCGCGATCCATCTGATGGACGAGCAGAACGAAACGACCGGAGAGACCTCGACGGCGGACACTTCCGAATACAAGCTGCGCACGCTGTCAATCCTCAATATCCTGCGGCACGAGCTGTTCCCGTATTCCGACACCTACGAGGCACGGGAGGACGGGACGCGCGATGTCTGCACGGAGATTAAGGCGTTTACAGACGTGATCGATCTGGACGACGTGCTTGCACAGGGTATTATGCCCTACGGCCTCGCAGCGCATCTGCTGTTGGGTGAAAATGACTCCATGGCGGCGTTTTTCAATGCAAAGTATTCTGAGCTGATCCAGACGCTTGCAGCGAAAAAAGCTTCTAAGTGGGAGGATATCACGCCCTACTACGGCGGATTGTGCTGCTAATCATGTAAACTGACGGCCTACCATAGCCGTTAAATTGGCCTACCAGAGCCAAATACAGGAGGACACCATGAACGAGAACGAAACCGGCGTTGTCACGGAAGATATCGACGATGACAACTACGATGTAGATCTGAGCGAATACGAAAATCTGACGGAGGACGACGGCAACGGCAACCAGACCGAGCCGGCCGAAACGGAAGAATCTTCGCAGGAGCAGGAATCTACGCAGGGCGAGGACGAGCAGGAACACGAGGACACGGCTGCTGACGAGCAGGCCGGAGCCGAAGAAGCCTTGTTCGACCTCAAGTACAACAAGGAGACCAAGCAGTACACACGGCAGCAGGTCACGGAGCTTGCGCAGAAGGGCCTGAATTACGACCGTGTGACAGAGCAGCGCGACCGGCTGCAGCAGGAAAACGCAGAACTTTCGAAATTCCGGGACGAGAATTCCGGCGTGATCGAAATGCTGAAGACTGCCGCAGAGGCTTCCGGAAAGAGCCTGCCGGAATACCTGACGGCGATTCGAATCAACAGCCTTGTTTCGCAGGGCATCAGTCAGGAGACAGCACGGGAACGCATTTTGCGCGAAGACGCGGAGCGGCAGCTTCATTCGCAGCAAAAAGCCGAGGAAACCGCGGCCAGCGGGAAGCGCGAGGCCGAGCAGCGGCAGAAGGAGGACATCGCCAGATTCCAGAAGAAGTACAAGGACGTCGACCCGAAGACCATTCCGGAGGAAGTCTGGAATGCGGTTCGCGACGGTGAGCTTCTGACGGATGCATACGGCGATTATCAGCGCCGGGAGCTGGAACGCCAGCTTAAGGAGGCCAAGGAAAAGTTGGCTATCCGTACCAAAAACGAAAGCAATAAACAAAAATCGCTGGGAAGCCTGCAGTCTACGAAGCAGGAAACCGGCAAAGACCCGTTCCTGGAGGGCTTCCTTAGCGACGACTAATAGGAGGCTTAAATGGCAAAGACCATCAATCTTGCAGAAAAATATTCCAAGCAGGTACAGGAGAGATTCTACGAGGACAGCTATACGCAGTCCATGTTCTCCAAGGACCTCGACGCAGAATTCGTCGGTGTCAAGACCGTCCGCGTGTACGAAGTTGACACCGCCCCGATGAACGACTACACCCGCAGCGGGACGTCTCGCTACGGTACGCCGAAGGAGCTCAACGACAACATCTACGAGTTCCAGATGAAGAAGGACCGTTCTTTCACCTTCACCATCGACAAGGGCAACCAGGCCGAGCAGATGAACATCAAGGAGGCTGGCAAGTGCTTGCGCCGCCAGATGCGCGAGAAGGTCACGCCCGAAATCGACGAGTACCGCATGAAGGTATGGGCAGAGCAGGCCGGTCAGCACGTCGCGCTTACCGCTGCGCCCAGCAAGGCAACCATCGTAGAGCAGCTGATGGACGCGAACGTCGCGCTCGACAAGCTGCATGTGCCGAAGAAGAACCGCACGTTCGTTATTGACATCAGCTACTACAAGTATCTAAAGCTCGCGTCCGAGTGGATCGGCATTGACGTACTTGGCCGGAAGTCGCTGGAGCAGGGCGTTATCGGCACCTTCGACGGCACGCCCGTCAAGGCGATTGCCACCATGCCGAGCAACGTCTATTTCATGTTGATCCTGAAGAATGCGGCGATCTCGCCGATGAAGCTGAAGGATTACAAGATCCACACCAACGTTCCAGGCATCAGCGGCAACCTGGTCGAAGGCCGCGTGATGTACGACGCGTTCGTGAAGCCCACCATGGCAGCTGGCATCTATGTTGCCTGCGCGAACGGTACGGTCTGCACGAAACCGACGATCTCCATCACGAGCAACACCATCACCCTGACCGCAGGCACCGGCGAGACCATCAAGTACACGCTCGACGGATCCGACCCGCGTTTCTCAGAGACGGCGGCAACCTACGACAGTTCGTCCAAGCCGTCGGCAGAGGCTGGCGACGTTGTCCGCGCAGCTGCGACGAAGACCGGCATGTTCTGGTCCGACCTCGCAGAAGCGACCAACTGATAGCAATACCACAGAATAAGGGGTGCAGCAATGCACCCCTTTTCTTGGAGGAAGGCACTTTATGGCGACGATCTCAACTAAAGACGACAGCAGAATTTTTACGATCAAGAAGTTCCTCGGGCTGAACGAGTCCACGGACGGCGATACGCAGCTGAAGATGGGTGAAGCGTCCGTTCTCAAAAACTTCGAAATTACAAGCGAATATCACCTGCGCGTCAGGCCGGGTTATAACACCCTGCACGCCTTCACCGGCCCTGTGCGCGGCCTGTGGCATGGCTATGTTGCGGGCGGCGAAGTGACCGTCTGTGCGGCTGACGGCGCAGTTTGGAATATTACAGAAAGCGGAGCAGAGAACATCGGCGACATTCTGGACGCGCCGACAACGTTCTTCGGCTTCGGGGATAAGCTCTATATCCTGAACGGTTCGGCGCATCTGGTATGGGACGGGATCGGATACGT